TTTTTCCTTAAGTTAATCCCTTAAGATGCCATCTAAACTAGTGCGAGTGAGCATGATTGCAACTGGAACCTGTGGGTTCCTTTGCTATGTATGGATGAAGAAGGATTGTATTCGTGATTATGTCTCGATCCTTTGCGAGAAGCTATCTGTAGAGCCCGCTATTGTGTCGGACGTTGCACGAGATGCTTTTACGCAGTTGAGCGTTGACCCGGTTCCTACGACACCAGGCCATACGCATGCCGATGCTGCGGCGTTGCGGTCCACTGCTACGAGATTTTGTCAAACTATGGCATTGTTTTCGGGAGCCGATGTTTACGTCATTGGGATGTCAAAATCCGATCAACGTAAGAACATGAGGGGATCGCGCACGTGGTATTGGACGAAAGATGCTAATACGAGTAACCGTAACGACGAGGTTGGGCGCCGAGACATTCGCTACATGTGTGACGTTGATTATTACGTTGACATGCCGCAATTGTTGGCTGAGTGCGCTAAACCCGTGGTTCTGTATACCGTTGTGCCAGAGACGGCGACCGGAAATGGAATCGACCAGACCTCTTTCAGGTTTGAGTCCGATGGAACATTCCATACTTTGGTCGCAGGAGGAGGATCATACCGACACCCATTGTGGGATTATGCCGGTGATTCAGTGTTGGCCGTCAAGACCTGCTTGGGCATACCGACCAGGGCAATCGCCTACGCAATTGAACGGAAACAAGTAGGGAAACATCGTCAGATGATCCTTCTTGCACCTATTAAATTGTTTAATGGAATTGCTGCTATCTTGGCGAGAATGGTCCTAGAGACCAAAACGCTGAATAGATTCGACCCTATAGTCACTGCAGACGGGCAGAGCTATGTGCGGTTCAATGTGATGACACCACGCGGCGAGCTGTTAATTACGACAGCACGCGCGGGAGATACGTTAAGTGCGACGGTCCCCGCCTCCGTGGATGACTCCATTGCCACAGTGGCTCGATTGGGCACTACGAATTTGATGTTACCGACGACAGCGAGTTGGATCACTGACCGGGCGAGTGCCGCGATCTTGACCGAATTCCACCGCAAGTCACAGTCACGTCCCAAACCTTTCGTATTCCCTGTAGCGGCAGCAGTTCGCGCGTATCAATATAAGCCTAAAAACTTTGATGCAGACGCTAAGCCAAAGCTACAAGCATTCATGAGTCCGTTGGTCCACGGTGCTTTCGCCCCGGTCCCTAATCGGGCTGGAGAGGAACAATGTGTGGAGGGTAGAATCAATTCATTGAAGAAACCAGAGCCTCCAACAAACACATTCCGGGACCACTGTCTGATCGATTTTGTGAACATCATCAGTCAGGGCAAAACCTTGGAGCCTGTCTGCTATGAAACTGTAGAACATAAGCAGACCCGCGGCGCACAGAAACTGTCGCTAATGAAAGCAGTCCTTACAGGACCATTTCGTAAGCGTATCTTGAAATGCTTCATAAAATCGGAGGCTTATGCGGACGTAAAAGACCCACGTAATATTTCGACGTATAATGATGCTGACAAGTTGGATATGGCAATGTTTGCTCTTGCATTGTCTGATCATCTCAAGCAGTTCCCGTGGTACGGACCCGGCAAGACACCGAAGCAAATTGCAGAACGTGTTGCCGTCGTTTGTAGTGCGGCCAAGACATTTCTTAACACCTCTGACTACCACCGGATGGATGGGACTATTTCCTATTGGCTCCGACTGGTAGAACGGGGCGTTGCCATGAAAATGTTTTCTAACCACACCGCCGTGATGAATGAATTGTTGAAACGTAATGTTGACAACACAGGATTCTTGCCAGAAGGAACCACCTTCGACCAAGGAAGCTCACACGGATCAGGCTGTTCTGCAACCAGCGTGTTCCAAACCCTTCGAGCCGCGTTCAATGCATATCTTGCATTCAGACACACCATCCTCCCAGGCACATCCCGCTTTTACAACAATGAAGAGGCATTCGAAGCCCTTGGTCTCCATTATGGTGACGACGGTATCGATGCTGACCTCCCAGTTGAGTCCCTTTCTTGGGCCTCTAAGAACACAGGACTCGTTGTTGAATCCGATGTTGTGCTACGAGGATACCGAGGAGTCAATTTCTTGGCACGCTACTATTCGCCAGATGTTTGGTATGGCGATACTAACAGTATGTGTGACATCAAACGCCAGCTCTCGAAGTTCCATACAACGGTACGCATGCCTCAAAACGTTGCACCTCTCGACAAGCTTGTCGAGAAGGCCATGTCATATTCGGCGACTGATGGTAACACTCCCGTCATCGGTCAGTTATGTGGGAGAGTGCTTCTGCTCACCGATTATCGCCCCAGACATTTTCTTGGAGTCGGTAATTGGTGGACACAGTTCGACGCAACCGTCCAGTTCCCCAACGAAAATGTTGGAGGATGGATGGATGTGGAGTTTGATGCTCTCTTCCCAGAATTTGACAGACGTGTCTTCGACGAGTGGTTGGTTGGCACCGGAACGGCCGAGGAACTCCTTTCAGCTCCTCTATGTGCTGAACCCAAGCCAGCAACACCAACAAGCGTTGCAGTCGTGGTGGACGAGACGGTTCTCGCGCCACGAGAAACTGCTCCAGCACTCGCGCAGGCGGATAATGCGCAGGACACGGTCCAACCGCAGAATGGAAGACCCCGATACGGTGGCAGACAACACCACCGAAACAACACCCAGCGTAGGGGCATTAGCCGAGGTGTTGCCCGAAATCAAACCACTTAGTGTAGTGGCAAAGTAGGGCGTCAAGAGGACGTTAAACGG